AGTAGCTTGGTAGGAACCCGGAACTTTCTGACCAATATACGGCATTATTTATTCCTTATGAACTAATAGTATCAACTACGGAAACCCAAACATCTGCGCTGCTTGCGGTATCGCTTATCACATTGAGTATATCGCCAGACTGCATTACAATTTTTGCACCACCATCCAATACCTGTAAGGCTGAACCTACTGGAATTGGGGCATCCTTAATGATGTAGTAGTCATCAGTAGCACCTGCGCCAGTGATGTATACATCCATTAAGATTTGGGTAGTTGTAACGTTAGCGATATTGATACCAATAAGAGCATCGTCGGAATTAGCGGTTCGCAAAACGACTTCGCTTGTGCCAACATTCCGTGCAATGTTTCTTTCAAAATCCTGTGCCATCTTGTCTCCTCTGTATATTATACAGTATTAATGTTTTGCAGTCAAGGCTAAAGCGCAATCGCCATCGCAACGGCAAAGCCAGCAGTCGCACCTGCAGATGGTAGGTTAGTTAGCTGTGAGCCATCTACGGCTGGTAGTCTAGCTGACCCATCTAGTACAACGGTATTACCCGCTGATGTACCTGTATTGGTAATTGCTGCTGTACCCAGACCTAGTGTAGTGCGCTGTGCTGATGCGGATGCGTCATCAAGAAGAGCTTTACCTGCTGCTGTTAAATCGTAGGTTGCTGCAGTGCCTGAACCAGTAAATTGAATGCCTTTGTCTGCTGCAGAGGTAAGCCCCGCAAGTGCGGCTAATTCTGCATCATAAGCTTGTACGTTAGTACCAATAACCAGACCAAGTGTGGTACGTTGTGCTGCTGCATCTGCATCATCTAGAAGTGCCTTACCAGCAGCGGTTAGGTCGTAAGTTGCTGCAGTGCCACTGCCTGTAAATTGAATGCCTTTATCGGCAGCAGATGTTAAACCTGCCAACGCTTGTAGTTCTGCATCCAAACGGGCGTTAGCAACCGTACCAGATAACTGTGATGCGTCGATAGTTTTATTTGTAAGTGTTTGTGTGCCCGTTAGTGTTGCTACAGTGCTGTCAATATTAATAGTAGCATCACCTGATGTTGCACCACCAGAAAGACCCGTACCTGCAATAACAGCAGTAATATCACCTGTAGGTACAGCAGCTATCTCTGAATCAACGTATGCCTTGATTGACTGTTGTGTTGCTAGTTGTGTAGCACTATTAGAAGCCATGTTATCTTCATCAAGCACAGCAGTACCACTTACAGCCGTATTTAACACTGCTGACGTAAGTGTTTTATTTGTAAGAGTTTGCGAACCTGCTAAAGTAGCTACAGTGCTGTCAATAGCAAACGTGACAGCATTTCCTGAACCGCTAGTATCGATACCTGTGCCACCAGTAAAGGTTAGGGTTTCGCTATGAAAGTCGATGCTAAGTGCACCACCACTATCTGCTTGGAAATCCAAATCTTCAGCGGTAAGTTGTGTATCGACGTATGCTTTGATAGATTGCTGCGTAGCAAGAGCCGTAGCACTATTAGAAGCCATGTTGTCTTCATCAAGAATGTCAGTGATTGTTGTGGTAGGTAGAGCCAATCCATCAACGTTAGCCGTGCCATCCAAATGCAAATCTTTAAACTGCTTAGAAGTTGAACCTAAATCTATGTCATTGTTTGTAGTCGGTTCAATTACACCGTCTTTTACAACGAACTGTTCGGTAGATGTACCCGACACGTCAATATTGAATTCAACCTGATTGTTCGCATCGTCAACTACAACTTTGTTTTTAGGCGTGGCAACTCCGGGGTCACCAATCAAACCAATGACAGGGCCTTCTGCTGCTGTGCCATCATGCTTGTGACCTGAAGTGTTTACAAACGCCGCTAAAACTTGATTAAACTCATCATTGGAATGCGCGGCGGTGATAACGTCGCCATCTGTAAATGTGGATTGACGGGTGTAACCTGCCATGTTTTATCTCCTTCCACCCGGTGTAAATTCCAGTTGGTATCCTTTTATTGAAATTGGTGAAGCCCCGTCTTTATCATCCAGACGAACTGACACAGTAAAACCACTGCCCTCTATACTTTGACGAACCAATGGTGTACCTGACGAACCGTAAACTGCTGTTGCATACAACGAAGCAGGGTTGCCATAGATTGCAATAGCGGCTCCTGTTGTTAAGGGGTATTGTGAGGGTTGAGGTATGGCGGATGAAGAGAAATCGTAACGAATACGGAAATCAGCATCCACGTTACCTTCATTATCGTAGTTCCAAATGATACGCTGCATCATCTTTCTGATGCCAGCATCCCCCATAGTAAAATCAGGACCTTGATAAATTGATTGTATGTTCGTTCCATCAAATGTGTTACCAGTTTCTTGCTTTTGCACGTAACCATCGTAGCTACCGTGAATTATCGTTTCTACTCCACTTATAAAACCAGAAGCACAGCAAGAAGGTTTAACACCTATAACATCAGAATATTCCCAACCAACTCCCCCTTCAACACCAGCTTTGATTACTCCTATAACTCCAGATGCTGCTGAAACTGCTTGATTGTCTGTGGGAAAAAACAATCTATACTGACTTTTTTTACGTATGACTAAAGAAGAAATTCTATCTGTAGGAACATTATCTAAGCGCGGCTGTACTTGTTTTGAAATAGTGCCTAACTCCACGTCACCAATTCTTTCAGTACCAGCAATTGTTCGTAGCCCGTCTGGAGCGAGATATACGATATCACCTGATATTTCCTGTATGCTAAATCCGTCTATACAACCAATTTTTCTAGTAACAGGGACCACTGCAAAATCTGATGAAGATGAACCTGCTATTTTAAATATTGAGTCTTCACAAAAAACGAACAAATTTTCACGGAAGACTTTTATACCCTTGATAACACCGTCTACCTTTATAGAACCTGCACCACTACTCGTTGTAAAATTATCTTCATCAAATGGCACACTAAATATAAGTTCCTGAGGGCTTGCAGACATACCCGCGTAAAACGCATGACTTCTAAATATTTCTACAAACTGTGGATCAGCGGGTCTGCCGGATGCACTTACATCAGATACGGATGTGTTATTAAATACTGATGCAAGATTTGCACCGTCAACCATAATCATCTTGTCAGTGCCATCAAAGTTAAAATTTACAAAGTTATATCTTCCTGCACTTGTTCGTCCAGTATCTATTTCTGTCCACGAACCTGTTGAACCACCTTTAAATACTTTCTCTCCACGAGCGGCTATAACTAAATCCTTGTAAATATGCACACCCAATACTTTTTCTGTGGATGCACTTGTTTGAGGAACAATATTTGTATTAAACTTAGAAAACCCGTTCAGCCGCCTGTAGCCACCCTTTATATCAGGTTCAAAATTTTGTAGTTGTAAAGCAGCACCTGAGGGAATAGAAAAAGTATCTTTATCTAATACAAGGCCACCGCCTAAACGAACTATAAAAGGACTTAGTAACGAAGTATCTGGCATTAAACGGCTCTCATGTAGTCCTTACGATTGATAAGTTCAACACGCATACGGTTCAATCCTGCATCGTAATCTCGCAAGGTAAGCTGAGAAAACTGGGGATCAGAACGAAGCATGTGGGTGTAGTACCGTGCGCGGTTTACAATAACATCGTGAAAACGCTCTGGTATGGTAGGCGTGTCAGTTGCTGCTACCATGTCCGAATGTGTTGCATAATAATAGTAACGAATAGTATAGGTAGCTACATCTGGAACTGGAGAAAATCCTATCTTATCGTCAGGGGTCAAATACACGTATTCAGGCAATCCGTGAGAATCCCCTGAAGGGTTAGTATCTATTTCGTTGTATCTTTCAACATACTCTTCAAACGAAAGATACCTTAACGTTTTTTCTGATGTGCTTGCGGATTCTTGAACCGTAAAACTATCAAAGTCTATAGTCTTTGTATTTGTAGGCTTGGTATATTCAGCTTGTCCAGCTACTGTAGTAATTGTTCCAGAAACAATTGTAAAAGGCCATTCAACTTCTGAATTAATAATGTCTCGCTGTGCTTTGTTTATAAAATCTTTTACTGAAGTTTGTATACCCCTACTAGAACCAATTGTTGTAAGTTCTACTTCATTAACTTCACGAAGAACAGCATTTATAAGTTCAAGGAATGTCATCACTTACCTTTTTATGACGTATCTATTTTTACTAATTTGTTTTAAGTCTTCACTTTTTAACACGGCAGGTGGAGATGTGCGCCTCATACATTGAGGTTTTAAGATTTGGGATTTATCC